TCGGTGTGTTAAGCATGTCCTGTATATTTTGCTCTGAGTTTACGGTTGCGTAATCAAATGCCGCTGTTTTGTTTGATGTACCCGATGCAATTATCGGTCCCAGATGCCGTATTTGATCCAAATCGAAACTTACGGGCATGGATCCTATCACAGTAATATATGCATTTTTCATATCGCTATGGCTATTTAACAGCGAAATTATAGCATAGTAAGGTAAATATTCATAGTTTTAAAACTAAATTATCGCGATAAGGGGAAAACAAAATGGCAATAGGAAGAATAACAGGACAGATGCTGTCAGCCAATTTGGCTAGATCAGGAACTGACCTAACATTTGAAACAAATTTATTAGCCTTAGACGTAAGTAACAGCAGAGTTGGTGTGGGAACAGCCTCACCGGCAACTACTTTACACGTCGCGGCAACTGACGCAGTAAGATTAGCGTCAGGAACAACAGCACAAAGACCTGGATCACCAGCAAACGGTGACATTAGATACAATTCAACGCTGGCAACAATTGAAGGATATTCCAACAATGGTTGGGCCAACTTGGCATCAGGTGACCAGTTGAAGGACGCTGACGAGGACACAAGAGTCCAAGTTGAAGAAAGTGCAGACGAAGACATCATCAGATTTGACATAGCAGGCACAGAGAGAGCGAGGATTGAAGATACACTAATCACGCTTGGAACGACAACTATTTCGACAACTGCTTCTACAATCACGGGTACTGCAACGGACGGTGACATCACAATAACTCCAGACGGAACAGGTAGTGTTGTTATTCCAAAAGCAGACATCAATGGCGGTGCTATAGATGGAACAAATATCGGAGCGTCAACACCAGGTACTGGTGCTTTCACTACTTTGAGTGCAACTGGAAATGCTACAATTACAGGTAACTTGACAGTAAACGGTACTACAACAACTATCGATTCGACTACATTAGTAATTGAAGATCCGCTTTTAACATTAGCGAAGAACAACTCAGGTGGAGCGGCCAACACGTTTGACCAAGGTCTATTCTTCAACAGAGGATCTGACAGTAACGTGTCATTCTTATGGGATGAATCAGCAGACCAATTCGCGTTTGCAGTGACATCAGGTGAGGACGGAACAACAGCAGGTAACGTGACTATCGACAGTTACGCGGCATTAAGGGGCGGTGTTGCAACATTCACAGACACTGAGACTGCAACAGTTTCAGCGGCAGACGGCACATTGTCTATGACACTTGCTAACTCAACTGGTAACATCACAACAACAGCAGACATCATCACTTCAGACCTACAGACAAGTACAGTCAAAGCGAACGATGGTACAGCGGCAATCACAGTTGCTGACTCAACTGGTGCTGTTGCGGTAACAACTGCGTTTGATGTTAACGGTGGTAACTTCACATTCAATGAAGATTCTGCTTCGGTAGATGCTAGATTTGAATCAAACGGTGACACACACGCATTATTCATTGATGGTTCTGAGGACCACGTTGGTATCAGAACAAGTTCACCAGAATACGACTTAGACGTGTCTGGTTCAACTGATGCGTTGAGATTACCGATTGGTACAACAGGACAGAGACCTTCAGCGGCAACTGGTATCATTAGATTCAATAGCTCAAACGGAAAATACGAAGGTTGTACAGATGGATCAACTTTTGTTGAGTTTGCGATAGCAGGTGACACACCAACTATCTCAAAAGTTTCAGCAACAGGTGATGGATCATCAACAACATTCTCAGGTTTCTTTAGTACAGCGCCGGCGGCGGTGGCTAACGTGCTTGTGTTTATTGACAACGTATACCAAGAACCAACAGAAAACTACACAGTATCAGGTACGAACATCACATTTACTTCTGCTCCACACAGTGGGGCAAGAATCTTTGCGATCGTTGGTTTTGATAACACTGCGTTAGCATCGGGTGGTGTTGCTAGAACAGAAACAAGTACAGTAAACTTCACATCAAGTGCTACAACAATCATGAGTTTCAACGCGGCAACATACAGAGCGGCGGAGTTATTCATAGTGTTGCAAGACTCAGCAAACACTGAATACTCTTGTGCAAAAGCAACTGTGGTGCACGATGGTACAACTGCTTACATATCAGTTTATGGTATTACAAACTCAGGAGCAAGTGACTTGGCGACTATCACTGCCACACACGATGGGTCAAACACTGTAAACATTCAAGCAGTAAGTACAGGTGGTCAAACAGCGGCAACAGTACAATACTCACTAGCGGCGTAATCCGGTAGAGGGTAAAAAAGAACCTTACAGATAATTTTAACGCCCTAATGGTAAATACTACTGTTAGGGCGTTTTTTTACGGCCTTTCATTAAAATAACAACAATCATGCGGGAGATATGGAACCATGACAACAAGAAACTTTAGAGTAAACAATGGTCTTTCAGTTGGTGATATTGTAATATCAGCAAGTACAAATACTATTACAGGCGGAGCCACAGGTGCACCAAGTGCTGACGGTGACTTTGCAAACAAGAGATACGTAGATGACTCATTAGCAGGTCTATCACAAAACAGTATTTCTCAATTAAACACAAACGTAACTGTAACTGACTCAGGATCTAACGGAACTGTAATAATCACAGCAGACGGAAACGCAGAATTAACAGTGACCGATGCCGGTGTAAGAGTACACGGAAACTTGACAGTTGACGGCACAAGAACAGAGTTGAACACAACAACACTTACTGTTGAGGACAACATGATCGAGGTAAACAGGAACGTGTCATCAGCGGCGGGAATGCCAAACTATTCTGGTCTAAAGGCCAACAGGGGTGATTCAGAGACATCCACAGAAGAAGATCTTTTCTGGGTATGGGACGAGACATTCGCGGACGACGGAACAACTATCCACGGTGGAGCAGGTGGTGCCTGGACTGCTTACAGATCAAACGATGATCTTTCAAACAAGGACCTAGTAGACATCAGGGCCAACGTGGTACACGCCTTATCAACTTCGGCACAGTACGCGGACGTTGCCGAGCGTTTCGAAGCAGACGCTCCTATGTCAGCAGGTGCAGTAGTAATGGTTGGTGGTCCAGCAGAAATCACAGAAACAACAGCAGATTTATCTGACCAAGTTTTTGGAGTAATCTCTGATCAGCCAGCATACGCCATGAACGCGGCGGCAGGTAACAACGAATCACATCCATACGTGGCAATGACTGGTAGAACACCGGTTAGAGTTACAGGTGCTGTGACAAAAGGTCAAAGACTTGTTACTTCATCAGTAAAAGGTTGTGCTAGAGCAGTAGCAACAGGTGAATCAATCACTCCTTTCCACGTAATTGGAAGAGCATTAGAAGACAAAGCAGATGCAGGAATTGGTTTGGTAAACTGTGCAGTGAGAACTAACAACTAATAAATATTCATACTTTTTAGTAGAACAAAAAAGGGCGACTTTAGGGTCGCCCTTTCCACATAAGCATAAATATTATTACTGTGATCAGCCGGCAACGATATCAGGCTGTGCATGGCGTTTGCTGTGCTAACATTATTATAAAGGAGTACCTAGTATGGCCATAGGTCGTATTACAGGGTCGGTACTGAAGTCAAACCTCACAAGGAATGGCGTCGACCTTGCATTTGAAACAAACCTACTTTACTTGGATGTAACCAACTCACGGGTAGGTATTGGTACTTCAGAACCCACAGCAACTTTACACGTAAACGGAAACACAAACATAACAGGAAACCTCACAGGGGTAACTGATGTTACCGCCGGTGGTACCACACAGACCGACATAATCAAAAACAGAGAACAACGATACACAACATCAAACATGATGAAGTTCAATCAGTTGTACACTGGCGCATCGTCGGGTAGTTATTTCTCTGCCAACGAATATCAAAAAGTTGTAACCATCACACCATCCGGCAACAGCCAAAACTATCAAGTGATAGGACGTATCACCGCACAGAATGCCGGAGAGACACACGTGGTCAACTTCAATGCGGCCCTGCGTAGTAACACTCTGCCGGACCTAAACTGGACGATCCTGTATGATGAGGAATACAACGGTGGTCGTTACATAGATCCACAGTTGTGGACCAAGGAGACCACCACAGCACAATTCATATTCGCATTCAAAACACTAGCCACCATTTATGGCACAGTGACAGTGGACTTCGATGTGATACCAAGAAACAGCAGTCAATTAGACAACGTCTCGATAAACACCACACAGGACAGCGAACAGACTTCTGTCGACACTGGCTTCACAGCCAATGACATGACACGTGTGGTGAGAAAGCAAAGTTCAAATATAAACGTTAGCGGGTCAGTGACAGCCACATCGTTCACTGGCGATGGTTCCAACCTATCCAACGTTCCGGCCACGTTTGGTGATTTAACTGCGAACGGATCAACAATACAGTCACCAAGCAACGCGGACATCACACTGGATCCCAGTGGCACCGGTGTCATTACGGCCAAGGCCAATCTTGTGCCCGACGCAGACAACACATATTCGCTTGGTACATCTAGCAAGAAATGGTCAGCACTGCACGTGGCGGGTGGAACCATACACCTGGGAAATTTACAACTAAAAGATTCAGGCAACAACCAACTATCGGTGTTCCAGTCAGATGGTACAACACAGGCCAGCATCACAGTTGCCAACATAGGTGATCTCAGCATCGTTGGTAGCACTATTTCAGCACCATCCAACGCAGATATAACAATAACGAATTCAGGCACGGGCAATGTTGATGTTGACTCAAACAAGATCGTGAATCTGGCAACTCCAACAGCAGACACAGATGCTTCAACCAAGAAGTATGTGGACGATCAGATATCAACAGTTTCCACAAGTTCGATCACACAGGGTGATACAAGTGTAAGCGTCACCGATTCTGGCACAGGTTCAGTGGCAATAACGGTGGACAACAGCACACACACCACATTCAACAGTTCTGGGATAACATTAGCCACAGGTGCATTTGTGGGCAATCTAACAGGTGACGTAACCGGAAACGCAGACACGGCTACTAGTGCCACGACGGCAACTAATATCACAGCATCTGCAAACAATGCCACCGATGAGACTGTGTACATCACGTTTGTTGATGGTGCAACAGGTGGACAGGGAATAGAAACAGACACAGGGTTGACGTACAATCCAAGCACAGGCGTACTGACTACAACAAGCGTAACAGGAAATTTAACTGGTAACGTTACAGGAAACGTCACAGGCAATGCGGACACTGCCACTGCGTTGGCTACCGCTAGGAACATCGCAGGACAAAGTTTTGACGGTACCGGTGACATAACGATTGCATCAACGGACCTTTCAAACACATCCGCCATAACACTAAACACAGCAAGTCAGACTCTAACCAACAAGACACTGACGTCTCCACAGATCAACACACAGATTGATTTATTGGCTCGTGGAGAAATAAGATTCCAAGACACCACAGGCGGACAATATGTGGGATTCAAAGCACCTGCCACGGTGGCATCCAATGTGATGTGGACACTGCCAGACGCAGACGGAACAAGCGGACAGGTTCTATCAACAGACGGTGCCGGAACATTCAGTTGGGCGGACGGAGGGGGCGGAGGATCTGGATCCAGTTATCCCAACTCCACGACCAGCACCATGCCAGGCAGTAACGGCAATTATGATTTAGCAAAAAATGCCGCACAAACCACAGCAGAAACACCGTTCGAGACAGGTGGTCAAGATGCGTTTGGTGTTAACTTGGGTACAGTATTTGACATGATGGATCCTACAGGAACCGCAGAAACAACAGACTTAGGCTCAGACGAAGCATACGTAGGAGCGTAATAAATAGGAGGAAAACAATATGCCAACAACATTACAATTTAGACGAGGAACAACATCACAGAACAATGCGTTCACAGGTGCACTGGGAGAGGTAACAGTAGATACCACAGTAGACGCTTTAAGGATTCACGACAACTCCACAGCAGGGGGTTTTGAGACGGTTGCCAGGGAGGCAAAATACGCCGACGTGGCTGAAAGATATCATGCCGATCAAGTTTATGAGCCAGGTACAGTGGTCAGTTTTGGAGGTGTTTGCGAAATAACCGAAACAACAAAAGACGCTGACAAAAAAGTTGCAGGAGTTTTATCAACAGATCCATACGCAGTGATGAACAGTCCGCACAGGCAACCAGAATTATTGAACGAGTATCATCCACCTATAGCACTATTAGGCAAAGTGCCAACTAAAGTAGTGGGCACAGTTTCAAAAGGTGACATGATGGTATCAAGTGCAACGGCCGGACACGCTAGAGCATGGACCGAAGAAAACGATCCACCAGCAGGCAGTGTTATAGGAAAAAGTTTGGAAAACAAAACATCTGAAGAAGCAGGCGTAATTGAAGTTGTAATCGGAAGACTTTAAACGATCAAATCAAGAATAGTTTGTAACTTACCTTTTATTGATTTGTTGTTCAAAGTGTTTCGCAATCCTCCGTGCAAATTCTTAGGCCAACATTCAAAAGCACACCAACAGTATCCAGAATGTTCTTCATTTAGTTTGGGTATGAATTCACCATCAACTGCAACCAGATATGTGTGAAAGAAAAACTTTTGATCGTTTGAGGTGAATAGTTCTAACGGAATTACCTTTTTGAACACCGGTGTGTCACCCACTTCTTCTGTGATTTCTCGTTTAAGACCTTCAAATGCTGATTCGGTGTAACGTGCTTCGCCGCCTACTAGACCCCAAGTGCCTTGAGTTTTTTTATCTGTCCTTTGCAAAAATAAAAATCTTTTAGTGCTTGTTGAATAAAACAATGCACCGGAACAGATTATATTTTCTTTCATATTGTATTATAACAAATTATGGATTGTTTATCAAGGAGTTGTTGCATCGGTTGATGCGTCATAATTTGAAGCACCACCGTCCAGCACTATGGTCCAATTACCAGAAGTATATATTCCCTCGTAACTTTTTACCCATTCTGTACCATTAAATCTGTATTGGATACCTGTATTTGTGTTGGTTACATAGTGTTGTGTAGAATCGGGATGGCTCGCATCAAATACTTTTTTCCAACGAGACTCGGATGTGCTGTATTGTATAATATCTCCTACACTTGCCACCAGAGATCCCCATGTTGAACTTTGTATAGTCGCAGTTGAATCTCCTATTTGATCTATGATAAGATATCTGTCTCCGTCTGCAGGATTTGTTGGTGCAAATGTTGTAGGATTTATAATTTTTTTGACAGCAGTCAATGTATTTGCAGGAATTGTGTCCGAGTCAACGGTGTATAACAGTATTGTTTCATCTAATGTGCTTGTTGCAATAGTGCCAATCACTTCACTTCCGTCGGTCTGTTTCAATCTAATCTGACTGGTACCATTCACCACCTTGCCATACTGATCCAGTAAAATTTTCCAGTTCACCGGTGGACCAAATGTTTCAAAAGGATCAAAATTTGAAGGTTCCTTGGCACCTGAGTAAAAACCGTCACCTCCAGATTTGACATTTACTCCTGTTGTGCCCAACAATCTCAACTGATTTCCTGTCACAAGTAATCCAAAATTATTTGGTGTCACAAAACTTTGCGAGATTAACGGTCCACTTATAAGTCCTTTATTGATTCCACCTTCGTCATCATACACACTCATGATTATTTTCTGTACTACCCCAAGTTTTTTGACTTTTACCGGGGGTGATAACCAAATAGGTATACTGAAAGTCATTGTAGCAACATCTATTTCAGAGTCAGCACCCACAGGTATGGTCCTTGAACTAAACACGATATCCCTTAATTCAACATAACTTAAACTGGTCCAATCTATGTAATTGCTTGATTTTTGTATTTCAAAATCAGGATTAAACAAATATAAAATTTGCTCTAATAATTGTAATTTTTGATCGGTGTTAGTTGTGTAGATGTCTGCTGTTACTTCTAATCTAAAAGGAGAAGGCATGACTTTTTCTACTGTGTATCCGGCACCCAACTTGTTGCTGTAAGTTCCGTCAGATAAAACATCTCTCTCCTTCAAATGTTGCTTTTCGATGTGATAGGGATTTTGCATCCTTTCTCTGTCGTAGTTGAGCTCTCTGATGTAACACGCAATTTTTGGTGCATAAGTCAATGCATTTTCTGAATTGTTTTTTATTAAATTAGCAACTTGTCTTGTTGGATCACCATACACGACCGGAACAGCACGTAAGGCAATTTGCCCGTCAGCACCTTTGCCTGTCTCAACACTGAAATTATTCAATATTCTCATGAATTGTGTTAAAAATCTACGAACTTGTCCTGAATAAAAATGTAGCATTAATTGTCAGCCTTTGGTTTTAATGCATCTTCTAGCGATTGTCTTTGTTTCACAGTTAATCCGTTTATAGTGTCTGATGTTGTGTTGTTTACAAAACCAGTTTTTTGTGTTGCTCTTGAGTCGTTGTTAGTCATAGTTATTCTAACCGAATCCTCTATCTTGATCCATCTGGCACCATCATACCTAAACAATCTATTTGGTAGATAATCTGTTCTTAAGAAATAATCTCCCTTGTCAACATTTGATTGTGGGAACGATATACCAAAACCTGCTGGATTACCGTTTGGTGCAACACCGTCACCGTCCAGGTAGAAACCATAGTGCGAAGAGGCCGGTGTATCTATTACAGCATTTACTTTTTTGTCCATGCTGGTTCTCTGTTGCTCGGTGTTTACATTGTCTGTTCTTATATTTCCTCTTTCATCTATAGGTGCCACATAGTACTGTTTGTAATTGAAACCTGCTTTTGGTGAATCTTCTTCTGCCTGTGCCAACACCTGATCGGATATTGTTTTTTCTCTGTTGTAAGTTGACATATAACTTGCCAAACTTCCGGATGTTGTAGCGTCTCCTAGTATATCTCGGTATTCCTGAGAGTCAACTAAAGATTTAAGTTTCAATCTTAAAAGGTGTGGCCACCAAGTTTGTGAAAATCCTTCTGCGGCCCTATTAACATCTTCGATCACATAGTATCTTTTCAGTGCTATCGGTATCGATTCATCTAAACTGTAATCTTCTTTCATGTGAGGAAATTCTATAACATCTCCGCTCATTGGTTTTCTACCCAATCTTTCCACACTATCGTTCATGTGTACAGTCAAAAACAAGGTGTCATTTTGTAAAAACATTCCAAATTGACTTAAATTAAAATCCATGTCTTGTACACTGTAGATACCTCGAATTGTGTAGACATCTGCATCGTATTTTCTATCTCTGTTTTCTAAAAACAATAAATCTTGTATTGTGCGTTCGTTAAGACTATCACCGGAATATTGTGGTTGTGTCGGCGATGCTTCTCCGTCCTTGTTTGTAGACCCTTGATTGTAGGGACCTAGGTACTTGTGAAAATGTAAATCTGTTCCACCAACCGTGAACATCTCTTTGATGTTACGATCAAAAAATTTGTAATCTGCACCCTTTTCAGGCTTGAAAATAGACAATCTAGGCATATCACACATATTTATTGTTAGTTTCAATCCTATAAATATGTGTATGTCAGAACTTCAAACAGGACAACAAGAAATATTCGATTACGTCAAAAATAACCTCGGTGAGGGCATGATTGATGTGGAATTAGACCCAAAACACTATCAAACAGCACTTACTCGTGCTATTGATAGATACAGACAACGTAGTTCGAATGCTGTTGAGGAATCATACGCTTTCTTGGAACTGAAGGAAAATCAAAACACTTACATATTGCCTGATGAAGTTATCAACGTTAGAAAATTATTTAGAAGAACCGTGGGTTCCAGAACTGAAGGCGGCGAAGGTGGTACATTGTTTGAGCCATTCAATTTAGCATACACAAACACATATCTTTTGAGGGCAGGTGCAACCGGCGGATTAGCAACATATTTCGCTTTTGCATCTTATCAAGAATTAGTTGGTAAATTGTTTGGTTCATTCATTCAGTTTCATTTTGACGTGGCGACAAAAAAATTAACGATCACACAAAGACCTAGATCAGATCAAGAAACTGTGTTGATGCACACAGACAACTTTAGACCCGATATAACGCTGTTCAAAGATATCTATGCAAAACCATGGATCAGAGATTACACTTTAGCAGTATCAAAAATCATGCTCGGTGAAGCAAGAGGCAAATTTAATACCATAGCAGGACCACAGGGTGGCACAACACTTAACGGTGCAGAATTAAAACAGCAAGGCCAAGCAGAAATGGAAAGATTAGATTCAGAAATTGGCAACTTTGCTGAAGGCGGAACACCACATAGTTTTGTTATTGGTTAATTCTTAATCATATCATTTTAAATAAGAGCGGTATGTTAGAACAGGACCCTCAAAGAAAATATTCAGACCTCACACTTGACGAACTGGAACAAGTGGTAATAGATTTGGAAAACATGAGCATATCTGCACTTAAAGAAAAGAAAAAAGATCTTAGAAAATTGATACTTAAATCTGCCCAAGCGGCCAAAAAAGAGATTGAAAGACGTCTAAAAATATAGTATAATCAACATATGCTGATAGGAATTGTAGGACTAATAGGTTCCGGAAAAGACACAGTCGCACAAAGGCTGGTAGACAAACACGGATACCGTAGAGATAGTTTTGCCAAAAGTCTTAAAGACGCAGTAGCATCGATGTTCAATTGGGACAGGGATATGCTGGAAGGAAGCACAAAGGAAAGCAGAGAATGGCGTGAACGCCCAGACCTTTTCTGGAGCAAACAGTTCGGCAAGCCGATCACACCAAGATGGGTGTTGCAGTACTTTGGCACGGAAGTCATGCGTGGGCAGATGTATGATGCCATATGGGTGGACAGTTGCTTGGGAAGATACAACGGAAAACCTACAGTGATATCAGATACGAGATTTCCCAACGAAGTTGAACAGATCAGAGCACGTGGTGGCAAGATCATACGTGTGAAAAAAGGCAGAGATCCAGAATGGTTCACCAATTATATAGAAGGAAACATTGTTCCCAAAAATGTTCATTCGTCTGAGTATGTGTGGGCAAGATCAGAGTGTGATCACGTTATACTGAATGACGGGTCGCTTGAGGACTTATACAAACATGTTGATGAACTAATCATCAGCAACAAGATCTCCCATTCGCCATCCCAATCTACGAACACTGCTCAACCGCTGGCAGTTGGCGCAAATAGTTTTTAAGTTTTTTTCATTCACATTACGCAAATTTCCGTCCAAAAACATAACATCTAATTGTAACGAATCTTGTGCTCTAAATCCACATAACTCACATTTTTGTTTTTTCTTGTAACCGGATCTTTGAAGCATTGTTACTCCACCTACTTTGCGTTTGGCACGTTTCCTATTACAGGTGTCACATCTACTGCGCCAGTAGATCTTGCCTGCTTTCTTGTAGGCATAGGCCCTAGGCTTTGACTTACATTCTGTGCATAAAGGTCGTACTAATTTGTCCATACAACGTATTTACGTTGCCTATATAGGCACCAAAAATTGGTAAGTTTTGTCATAAAATCCATATGATATTATAAATAACTCTAGTATACGTATAAACTTGCAAGGAGAAAACGTAAAATGGCTTTAACATCACCAGGAGTAGAGGTAAGTGTAATAAACGAAAGTTTTTATGTACCATCAGATGCGGGTACAACACCTCTTTTTATAGTAGCATCTAGTCAAGATAAAAATAACGGGGCAGGAACAGGCACAGCGGCAGGTACAACAACTGCAAACGCAAACACTGTATACTTGCTTTCATCACAAAGAGAATTAACAGAAACATTTGGAGATCCAAAATTTTATTCAGATGCTTCGGGCAACTCACTTAATGGATATGAATTAAACGAGTACGGTTTACAGGCGGCTTATTCATTCCTAGGTGTAGCCAACAGAGCATACGTCCTAAGAGCGAACATAGACACTAACGATTTGATCGGCAGTGCATCGGCTCCGACATCGGCACCAACAGATGGCACATACTGGCTTGACCTTGCATCAAGCATTTATGGAATATTTGAGTGGTCACAAACAGATCAAAAATTTACAGCAAAAATACCAACGTTGATCACAGCAGTTACTGACCTGGTAGGTAACGTATCAACTGGTGCACCAAAAACTTCAATCGGTGTAATTGGTGATTACGCAATCAACACAACACACGTGAGCAACAAGATCTATAAAAAATCTTCAAGCAACACATGGGTACAACTAGGATCAAGTGCATGGCACTTAACGTTACCTGTGGTCACGGTAGCAAGCGGTAAAACAGTTACAAGCGGTCACTCAATGAAAATTAACGGTGTGACAGTTTCAGCAGGTGGTACTGCATTATCAGATGTTAACACAGCAATCAATAATGCAAACGTTCCTGGTGTGACTTCGAGTGTAAACAGCACAACTGGAAATTTAGAAATTTTCCACAACGGTTTAGGCTTTGGTGATTCAACACAAGGTTTTAACACTTTAAGATTCGAAGCAGGTACAGGTACACTATTATCTGATCTAGGAATCACAGCAGGTGTTAAAAACGGTGTTAAATTTTTTCAAGCAAAACACACAAACAGACCAACTTGGAAAACAGCAGACGAAGACAGACCTAACGGTTCAGTTTGGTTCAAAACAACTTCTGCAAATTCAGGTGCAAACATAAGTGTGAAATTATATAGTTCGTCAAGGGCGGCATTTGGATCAGTAAATGCACCACTTTACGCAACCAACCACCAGGCAATCTACAACTTAGATCCAGCAAACGGCGGAACAACATTAAGCGTTGGTGATTTATATACACAATTCAATATCACTGAACAAAGCGTAGATGGACAAAGCGATGGCACACCAAACGTTGGTGACTTCCAGGTGTTCAGATACGAAGGTGGTGAAACAGTAATTAGATCAAAAACAACATACCCAAGTTTCACAGCAAACGAAACTTTCACTGTTAGAGAATCACTTAAAAACCAGGAAGCATTAGCGGCGGCTAAAACTGTTACAATGATATCCGGAGACGGTTCTACTTTAGGTGATGCAGAGGATTTTGTTACTGCATTCGGTAACGCAGGATTTACAAACTTAGAAGCATCTGTTATCTCTACTGGAGAATTTAAGGGTGCTATACAGATCAAACATAAACTGGGCGGTGAGTTTAGAATGAACAACACTTCGGGAAATCCACTTGATGACGCAGGTTTCGGTACAAGTGCCGCACACAGTTATGGTACATACACTGCCAACAGTCAAACATTAGTCGACAACTTATATGTTACTCCAACAGGTGATTCAGAAGATTCAACTGTGGGCAACGAAGTTATGGCAAGTAACTGGAAGCGTTTAAGTTACACTGCTTCAGCAAGTGCTCCAACTAATGAGCCAACAGACGGCACATTATGGTATGACACTAAGATTGACGAAGCAGACATCATGGTGCACAACGGTACTACTTGGGTTGGATATGCTAACCAATACGGTACAACAGATCCAAATGGACCACAGTTTAGTGCTACTGCGCCAACTACACAGTCAGATGGTACAGCACTTGTAAACAACGACTTATGGATTGATACAAGTGACTTAGAAAACTATCCAAAACTTTACAAATACAACACATCAGCAACGTTAAGTTCAACTAACACAGCAAACCAAGTGGCAGTAACAACATCGGGTGCGGCTTGGGAACTAGTTGACAAGGCAGATCAAACAACTGAAGATGGTGTTGTGTTTGCGGATGCTAGATATCACACTTCAACTGAAAAAAATGCTAACAACAGCACACAGGTCGGTACAGCATCAAGCATTAAAGATCTTTTAAGTGATAACTTTTTAGATCCAGATGCTCCAGATCCAGCATTATACCCACAAGGTATATTGTTATGGAACACTAGAAGAAGTGGTTACAATGTCAAAGAATACAAAAACAATTACATCACTGAAACAAAATATCCAAGTTCAGGTTCATCAGGATTAGGTAACATCAGATTCAATAACGAAGAAGTGTCAGGTTATTATCCAGACAGATGGATTACTAAATCAGGCAATAATGCAGATGGTTCTGGAACTTTTGGCAGAAAAGCACAGAGAAAAGTAATTGTACAACAATTAAAATCAGAGATCGACACTAACCAAGCAATCAGAGAAGACCAAAGAGGATTCAACGTAATTGCATGTCCGGGATATCCTGAATTGATCTCAAATCTTATAAACCTAAACACAGACAGAAACAACACAGCGTTTGTGGTTGGTGATACACCATTAAGATTAGAAGGCACAGCAACAGCAATTCAAAACTGGGCAAACAACACAGCAGGTGCTACTGATAACGGCGAAGACGGTCTTGTAAGTTCAAGTGATTATCTGGGTGTGTTTTATCCATCAGGATTGACTACTGATAACACAGGAAAAACTATTGTTGTACCATCATCACACATGATGATGAGAGTTTTAGCAAACAACGATAATGTTGCTTTCCCATGGTTTGCACCAGCAGGTACAAGAAGAGGTGTTGTAGACAACGCAACTTCAGTTGGATATGTAAACTCTGAAGGAGAGTTTGAAACAATTTCAGTTACAGAGTCTGTCAGAGATTCAATGCACGGGGTACAAATTAACCCAATTACTTTCTTCTCAGGAGCAGGAATTGTAAACTTTGGTAACTTGACGAAGACATCGTCGAGTTCGGCATTAGATAGAATAAACGTATCGAGATTGGCAGTGTATCTAAGATCACAATTAGATTCTATCGCCAAACCGTTCATCTTTGAACCAAATGATGAATTGACAAGAAACGAGATCAAAGGAGCGATCGAATCATTCTTGTTAGAACTAGTTGGACAAAGAGCGTTGTATGACTTCCTAGTAGTATGTGATGACACAAACAACACACCTACAAGAGTTGACAGAAACGAACTTTATGTTGATATAGCGATTGAACCTGTAAAATCAGTTGAATTTATCTACATACCGTTAAGAATTAAAAACACAGGAGAAATAGCAAAATTAGGGAACTAATTTTCGATAAATAGGAGAAACAAATGGCAATATCAACATTATCAAAATTTACAGTACCTTTAGCAAACGATCAGAGTAGTGCATCACAAGGCTTATTAATGCCTAAACTACAATATCGTTTTAGAGCGATCCTGGAGAATTTTGGAGTATCAACACCAAGATCAGAACTTACAAAACAAGTTATGGACATAACAAGACCTAACTTGACTTTTGATCAAGTAACTTTAGATGTATACAACTCAAGAGTATATGTTGCAGGTAAACACACTTGGGAACCAATCACAATCACATTACGTGACGATGTCAACAACTCTGTCACTAAATTGGTTGGTGAACAGATTCAGAAACAGTTTGACTTTTTTGAACAATCAAGTGCGGCATCTGGTATTGACTACAAATTCACAGCAAGAATTGAGATGTTAGACGGCGGTAATGGAGCAACAGCACCAAATGTATTAGAAACATTTGAACTGTATGGTGCATACGTTGAAAACGTGAACTACAATTCGTTAGCGTACAACACGTCAGAACCGGCTACAATCACTTTATCATTGAGATACGACAACGCAATCCAAACACCACAAGGCACAGGAATTGGAACAGCAGTTGCAAGAACTATCGGTACTCTAAGTACTGGTGGTGGACAATAAGTTTTAAGTTAGCAATTATAAACATAAAAAGCGTCTTTATAGGCGCTTTTTTTGTGGCTATAAATAACTGGTATGCCAAGCATTAATAATTTTTTAAAAGGATTCACAGACGGTTTACCGGGAATGAAAGATTTCCGTCATGCATCTCGCCTTTATCTAGACGACAATTTCAAACTGATGCCGAAACAGAAGTTTCTGTATCATGTGGTTTTCGATCTAAACGACAACAAGACAGTTCAAAGTTTTACTACAAATGAAAGATATGAGTTGAACATGTTGGTGAAACAATGCGAACTTCCTAGATACAACATGAACTACGAAGAGAAAGTTCAGTATAATAAAAAGATGTATGCCAACACACGTATTGTATATGAGCCTGTTGTTATCACATTCCATGACGACATGGCCGATACTGTTAATGCTTTCTGGAAAAAATATTATGAATACGAGATAGCAGATCCTGTTAACCTTGCAGACGACAGACAAAACGATGCAAAAGACGACTACTATCAACTGAATAGACAGACAACAAAATGGGGACTAGACACCCCAAAACAAAGAAAAAATCCTTTTCTAAAAGGTGTTGAAATTTTTGTGTTACACAAACAAAGATTTACAAGCATGGCTCTTATAAATCCGGTAATAGGAAGTTTCAATCATGACACATTGGATCAAGCAGACGGTACTGGATTGATGCAAAATCAAATGCAACTTTTATACGAAACTGTGATTTACAAATCAGGCACAGTGGGACAACTCAAGGGAGAAAAAGGATTTGCACAAGTTCATTACGACAACGAACCATCGCCATTATCAGTGTTAGGTGGCGGCACAAATTCGATATTTGGTCCGGGCGGAATAGTGGATGGTATTGGCTCTGTAATTTCTAATGCACAGAATGGAAACATACTTGGTGCTATCCTCAGTGCAACTAACACATACAACAATGCAAAAAAACTTAAAAAATCCGGAGTAAAAGAGGAGTTGAGAGGCCTTGCAAAAAAAGGTATAGGTGAAATTGCTAAACAATCAGGTGCTGTTTCAAATCCGGTAGCACAATTTGCCGTGGGCGGAGCACTCATTCTTGCATCTGATAAACTGGAAGCATCACCACGTGGTACTGTTGACAACAACACAGGAAAAAACAACACAACAATCACAAACAGCACAGTGGACACGAAAAACTTTCTCACAGCGGAAGAGGCTTACAATCTTGTTACTACTAATGAAACAATTAAGGACGAGATTGCGGCAGGAATTTATTTCAAGGACATAGGTTCTCGTAAAGGATTGACTATTGCCGCGTCAAACATTGAATATAGCAACGCAACAAGCAACGTAAAAACTGTGTATAGATCAAAAGCAGTCACAGATGTTCGTAAACTTGTAAATGATGGATATATAAAGATTAGTAGAGAATCACAAGATGTTAATGTTGTGATCGAAAAGGCGGCATTGTAATGGCACAATTTTATACAAATTTACCAAAAAAAGAGTCAGATAATTTAGAAAAAACTATCGACAGTCTAACCACCCAAACATACGAAAAAGAATTTGAGTTTAATGCCGGCGAGTATGATGCCGTCATTGCATTTTTTGTAAAGAGAGGTTTCAAACGTGCATCAGCGGAATCAACAGCATATGTTATTTTGGCCCAGGCAAAAATTGACGACATCAAACCACAAGAAATTTTAGACAAATTAACATACGCCTCTCCTGCACAGTTATCTGAAGTACTCACTATTATATTAAATGCCAACAGATACAAGTCAAGTAGATTGGGTGTGAGGAAAACATTGGCCACTACTGAATCGGTATCTAGAAATATTCTAGACTAATGTTACCAAGATTTGCTAAAGGAAAATTTTATCCAAAAAATCAAGAAAAATATGTTGGATTGAAAACTCCAACATATCGCTCAAGTTGGGAACAGGCTTTCATGAGATTGTGTGATGAACATCCTAACGTTGCCAAGTGGGCCAGTGAGTCGATTAAAATTCCATACAGGCATCCATTCACGGGAAAATACACAGTGTACGTGCCGGACTTTTTTGTCGTGTATGTTGACAAAAATGGCAAGAAACACGCCGAACTTATCGAAGTAAAACCAATGGCACAAACTTCAATGGAAGCGGCAGGACGTAGTATTGGAAAGAAGAAACAGGTTATTGTAAACCAAGCCAAGTGGGAAGCCGCAAATGCTTATGCAAAACAAAACAGAATACGATTTAGAGTTGTTTCAGAAGAACAATTATTCCATAACGGAACACGTAAGTAAATAAAAACATGACAAAGAAATTAGAAGAAATTTTAAATTTACCAAATGTCAAGGAAGCATTCAAAGAAGTTGACGAAAAAGAAAAAGCCAAAGAGTCAAAAGAGAGTGCAAATGGTAAAAGCAAAAATCTAGATCCCGAAACGCAAAAAAACTTACAAAAAAGTTATGCCGAATTTGACAAGATCGCGGCGGCATTGCCACAGGTAAAGGGACTTGGGGAGTTGTCCGATCTGGAACTGGATAAACTGGCAGTTGAAGCAGAGGAAAGTTACAAGAATTTAATGGATCTGGGCATGAATGTTGACTCACGATATTCAGGACGTATATTCGAAGTTGCAAGTACTATGCTTAGAAACGCCATAGATGCCAAGTCTAGCAAAATTGATAAAAAGTTGAAAATGGTGGAACTACAACTGAAAAAACAAAAGATGGATCAAGGCAATAAAGACGACACAGGCACCGAAGTACAGGATGGATTTGTGATATCCGACCGTAATGAATTAATGAAAAAACTACTAAAGAAAGACTAAATATAGCATATGAGCACGTTTAAACATTATCTTACTGAATCATTAAAGTCATATGACTTTAAAATCAAGGTTGCTGGTTCTATAGAAGACGGCTTTGCAAATAAGATGGAAACAGCATTACAAAAATTTGAAGTTGCGAAAATGTCTACAGGTAAAAAGACTCCAATAATGACATTGCCTTTGGATTTTCCGCAATTGAGCAACGAAGAAGTAACAATTTTCGATGTCACAACAAACTACCCAGCATCACCAAGGGAGATGCAAGAATATTTAGGATCGTATTTGAACGTTCCTCTAACACACATTGTGGTAAGAAAACCTGGTGAACCAACAGAACAGTATCAAGACGACATGCAGGTTGCTAAAAAATCAGAATATGTTAATAAACTAAACGATATCGAATACAAAGATGCACCGAAAGTTAAAGGTGAAGATTTCCATTCGACAAATGCTAACATGAGTTTATTGAAAGAACTACTTAAAGACAGAGAAGCAAATGCACTCAACATGGAAAAGGGCAAAGATAACAAAACACAGGAAACACAAAGCAACGAAGAACAAGGCACTCCAAGTCCTTTATCAACTGTAAAAAACCCAGCACCGAGTAGGAAAAAATAATTATGCAAATGATCGACGTATTAAAAAGACTACAAGAAATTGCAGAAACAACGCCCGAACTTGTTAAGGACGCTGTTGAAAACGTTCAAAGAACAAATCCAGCAAATGTCAAGGAAGGCGGCATGAGTGACATACATATTGGTGCCCAAGAGGCAGTTGGTGAATACCAAGATGACAACGGCAATTTAAAAATGCCAAAAAGAGACGTTGTGCAAGACTTAGTAAAAAGATCAAAAGAAGCGTCTTTCCCGCTCTCATATGAACTCGAAACTGCGGCAAAAATGGCGGCAGACGAATACGAGGATGACGGCACAAGGAAAGCAGAAGCAGACTTGGATGGTCCGTTTGAAGCAAAAGCCGAACTAAATACAGACACTATGGAAAACAAACAAAAAGAAACTGTAAAAGAAGCAATCCAAATCTCAGCAGACACTCCACAAGAAGCATCAATGATGATGCAGATGTTAAAACTTGCAGGTGTACAACCAGTTGACGCTAAGATGATTGGTGCAGACGAACCACAGGCAGAACCAGAAATGGACACAGACGACGCGGCAGGTTCAATGGACATGGCTAGAATGAGAGACATAGTAAAATCACCAGACGAAGAAAAAGCAGAAGAAACGTTTGCTAATGAACCAGATGAAAAAACACAAGATGTTGACAGTTTAGTAAATGTTCATTCAGGTGGATTGAACAAACAAAAGGTCCAGTATAGAAAAGAATATCCAGGTGATAATCCAATGGCAGTTGCGAAAGAAGACAAAATCACAGAAGAAGAATTGGCTAACAGTCTTAGAACACAATACGAAAGTTTCAAACAAGCGTATCAAGAAGGCGGCGTTGGAAATCTAAAAATTGAGATGGAAGACGATGCGGCACAGATGAGCAAAGAAGAATTCATCAAAACACATGGCGAAAAATATGCTCACATTTGGGACAGAGTTCAAGGACAAATGAAGGGTGATCCTAAATATGATGAAAGCCGTGTTAATGAGGCGGCAAAACCAGACTACATCGACCTTGACAAAGATGGTAATAAGACCGAGCCAATGAAAAAAGCCGCACAAGACAAAGAAGCCAAAAACAAAAAATAAGTCTTTTCCTAACTATATTCTACCATTAAATACTACATTATGGCATATGTAAGTTTAGATTCAGAGCAAATTAAAAAAGCCAATAAGAAACACAAATACACAAAAGAACAAGTGTTACAACTTGAAAAGTGTATGGATCCCAAAACAGGTCCGTTGTATTTTATGAAAACTTTCATGAAGATACAACATCCGGTCAAAGGGTCTGTGCCATTCGAGCCTTTTCCATACCAAGAAAGATTGATTGAGGCATACAACAATCATAGATTCAGTATTTCAATGCTACCCAGACAGACAGGTAAGACAACCTGTGCTTCTGGATTTTTAATTTGGTACGCGATGTTTAGACCAGATTCACAAATACTAATCGCCGCACACAAATACGCAGGAGCATCAGATATCATGTCTAGGGTGCGTTACGCATACGAGATGTTGCCGGCCTGGATCAAAGCCGGAGTTAACCAATACAACAGAAATTCGATTGAATTCGACAACGGATCAAAGATAATGGCAACCACCACAACAGAAAACACAGGACGGGGTATGTCCTTGACTATGATCTATTGTGATGAGTTTGCATTCGTACAACCACCCGAGAAAGCCAAAGAGTTTTGGACTTCACTGTCACCAACTTTGAGTACAGGGGGAAAATGTATGATTACATCTACTCCAAACTCGGATGAAGACCAGTTTGCCATGATCTGGAAAGAGGCCAACAAGAGATTCGACGAATATGGAAACGACAAGGTAGTCGGCACCAACGGCTTCTATGCCATGAAGGCTCATTGGAAAGAACATCCGGATAGAGATGAGGCATGGGCAGAAGCAGAAAGATCCAGAATTGGTGAAGAAAGATTTAGACGGGAACATGAATGTGAATTCTTGATCTTTGATGAGACATTGATCAATAGTATACATCTTGCTGACATGGAAAGTGTGCCGCCTGTGGAAACAACAGGACAGGTACGTTGGTTCAAACGTCCTACTCCGGGAATGACATATCTCGTGAGCTTAGATCCAAGCATGGGTACAGGTGGAGACTTTGCCGCAATCCAGGTATTTGAACTTCCAACTTTTGAACAAGTGGCTGAATGGCATCACAACATGACACCAATGAATCAACAGGTCAGGATATTACAGGGTATCAACAAACACATACATGACACTATTATAGAAAAGGACAGCACGGCCACTCCGCAAATATTTTACAGCATGGAAAACAACACCATAGGTGAAGCCGCATTAATGAGGGTCATGGATATTGGTGAGGAGAATATTGTAGGAATGTTTTTATCAGAACCAATAAGAAAAGGACACAGACGTAAATTTAGAAGAGGATTTAACACCACAGCAAAACACAAAATAGATGCTTGTACAAAATTTAAAGAATTAGTAGAGAGCGGAAAAATGAAGATTAATTCACAACTGCTGATATCCGAACTCAAGGATTTTGTTGCAACAGGTTTGAGTTACAAAGCCAAACCAGGACAACATGATGACCTAGTAATGAGTAGTCTGTTAATAACACGTATGATGAAAGTCCTAGCAGATTTTGATCCCAAAATATTTGAAAAATGGACAGATAGATCATCTGAATTAACCACACCCATGCCCATATTTGGAAACTTCTACGGATAATAAATACAGCATATGAATCCAAAAACATCACAAGACTTGTTTAACAAGATTAGATCGCAATTTTCTAATATTAGATTAGGCGACGAAAACGGTTCAGCAACAGCAGATCCGTCTGAAGCAAACTTTTTTGAGTTTGAATTCCAACCAGACAGCGACACATTCGGCTCAGTAAGCATATCGATTGCAGATGGTGAAAACATGAAGGTGTACTACAACCGTGATTTGATTGAAAAAATAGACGAATCTGACAGGAATGAATGGTATGCATTCCTTAAAGAATTGAAGGACTTCGCTGTGGAACACAGCCTAAGTTTTGATGTTAGGGATATCACTAAAACGAACCTTACGAAGCAGGATTATCAAAATCTTGCAGATACGAACAAAACGGTAAATACTGATGGAATGTCAGAAGAATTATCAAGAATTACTAAACTAGCGGGAATCAGCGAAGGACTGTCAGGCACATCAAAGAGCTCATTTGAGAACTTAGATAAAACAAAATTAATAATCAGACACAAAGGCAAAGTTGACGAGACTGTGCCGGGTGCGAGATCAAGACAGATACAATCATTATACATCGAAAACGAAGACGGTGAGAGATTCAAATATCCATTAACACATCTAGCAGGTGCCAGAGCAATGACAAGGCACGTTGCCAACGGTGGAAGACCGCATGACGAGTTTGGACAACACATAATACAGACTTCAGAGGACATTGCAAAATTACAATCATTCTCAAGATATGTTGCAAACAAAGATCAGTTGAATGACAGTGCAGGTGACATAATCGAAAATACAAAACTTAAACTAGAAAATTTAAGAGACTACATGAGAAATCTATCAAAACAATCTCACTATGAAAACGCAAGTAAAGATTTCAAAACATCAGAAGAACAAATACTTGATGACGAGACAGTGGCAAAATTAAGAGAAAAATTCACAATGACTAACCTAGACAAGAGAGTTGAAGATGCTTTCCCACTTATAAACAGGGTAATGAGTGAACTTGAAAATGCACAAAAAGAAGAACAGGTAAATGAACTAGAGCCAGACGAGGAACCAATTGACGCACCAATCGAACCACCAGTGGATCATGGTGCCATAGTACAAAGTTTCTTGACTGATCCAGAAAACAAATTAATTTTGAGGAAAGATCCGTCAGCAGACAAGATGTTGTCAGTTACAAATTTCAAAGACAAAAACACAATGCTTGGTTCAATACTTTCAGACATAGCATCAAGAATGCTTACAAAGACAGGTGAAGAAGACAGGGTGGCGAACTTTGCTTCAAGGATTGCCGACAACCTAGAAATGGAAAACTCGGCAAGTTTCAAACCCGATGCCGACTATGCCAAAAACAAAAAGATTGCAATACAGTTGGCAAAGAGATACATTGATGATTACAAAAAGATGCAAAAG